TCTCGGCTCTATCGCCACACAAGACTCTACTTCGGTATCTATTACTGGCGGTTCAATCACCGGAATTACCGACCTTGCCGTTGCAGATGGCGGCACGGGTGCGGGGACACCTTCAGCCGCACGTACTAATTTAGGTCTAGCTATCGGCTCGGATGTTCAAGCTTACGATGCTACTTTGGCTGCGTTAGCTGCGTTTAACACAAACGGACTTTTAACCCAGACAGCTACAGATACGTTTGCCGGACGTACATTAACAGCCGGTAGTGCTAAACTTACAGTAACTAATGGCGATGGTGTATCTGGAAACCCTACGGTTGATTTCGGTTCGGTGGCTTCCACGGATCTTTCTGACAGCGCTTCTCTCGTTACGTTAACGGGTGCGCAAACCTTAACTAACAAAGCTATTAATGGTTCAAACAATACTATTACGAACGTATCTCTAACCACCGGAGTTACCGGTACGCTACCGCTTGCTAACGGAGGCACGAATGCCACAACGGCTTCAGGGGCTAGAACTTCTTTGGGTCTTGGCACACTAGCGGTACAAGACACCATCGATAACGGTGATTGGTCTGGTACAGATTTGGCTGTAGCTAATGGTGATACTGGACAATCCTCATACACCAACGGCCAACTGCTTATCGGTAACACTACTGGTAACACACTCACAAAAGCTACCCTTACTGCGGGCACAGGTATAACAATAACAAACGGCGGCGGCTCAATCACTATTTCGGCCCCAACTGCCGGAGGCGGTACAGTTACTAGTGTAGCTACCTCTGGTACTGTTAATGGCATAACCTTAACGGGCGGTCCAATTACTAGTTCGGGCACTGTTACTTTAGGTGGTACGCTTGCAATTAGTAATGATGACTGGAGTGGGGCCGACCTAACCGTCGCTAACGGCGGTACTGGTGCAAGTGACGCGGCTACCGCCCGTTCTAATTTAGGCGCAGCGGCATCGGGCGCAAACACAGATATTACGGCTCTCGACCAAGACGTAACCGTTACAGCAACAGGTACGATTGCGGCAGACAGTATCGGTTATCGCGGCGTTCCACAAAACAGCCAAACCGGAGCCTATCAGTTAGTACTAGCAGATGCAGGTAAACACATTAGTATCACGACAGGCGGCATAACTATTCCTGCTAACTCAGGTACTGCATTCCCTGTGGGTACAGCCATCGCTATATTTAACAACAGCGGAAGCAACCAGACGATAGCCATAACTTCGGATACATTACGACATGCCGGTACAGCAGACACAGGTTCACGCACACTAGCTCAATATGGATTAGCTACATGTGTCAAAGTGGCCTCAACTACATGGGTGATTTCAGGCGCAGGATTAAGTTAATGTCAGGCATACTAACCACTGCCATAGGTTCATGGAGCGCTGATAACGTAGTCGTATCAATTACGAACCAAACAGTATCAAAGAGTACGTTCGGGACTGACGCCTATGCCCGGTACCAATTAGACACTGATGGAAAAGTATACAAGTTTGAAGGCACTACTGCGGGCACTCCCACTACCTTTATCGAAAACTGGGTAGAGCCAAATAGCGAAGCTAATAACTATGAATGCTTTGCTACGTTAGATAGCGGGTCTTTGGAAACAGGCACAACGGGGTCGTGGTTGGCGCTTACAAGTGATCGTATGTGGGGCGTTGCAGATACAGGAGGGGGTACGCAAGCGGCTAGCCTTACAATAACAATTAGAAAAACAGGTACAACTACAAACCTTACTTCAGCGACTATTACTTTGTTTGCGAGTCAGTCATAATGCCTTTTACCAAACTCCAGTTCCGCCCCGGAATTAACAAAGACCAGACTAATTATTCTGGCGAAGGCGGCTGGTGGGACGCAGACAAAATACGTTTTAAGAATGGGCTACCCCAAAAAGTTGGTGGTTGGGAGAAGTACACCCCTAACACCGTTGTCGGCTATGCCCGTCAGATGTTTAACTGGATTACTACATTTAGTAATAATTACCTTGCAGTTGGCACCAATGCTCAGGCGTACATCGAAGATGGCGGTTACTTCAACGATATAACTCCGCTTCGCACCACGGCTCCTACAATGACGACCACGGATACAGATAACTGTATCTACACCACTGATGGGTCTACAACTATTACTGTAAACTTAGGCGCATCACACAATGCTGCCACAGGGAACTCTATAACTATTGCGGGTGTGACGGGTACTGTGGGGGGCGTGCCTGATAGCGAGATTAATGCTAAACATACTATTACGGTAGTGGATGCAGACACTTTTACTTTTGAAGTAACCACAGCAGCTACTTCTACTGTGGCCGGTGGAGGCGGTACGGCAATCACAATTAGCTTCGGTTTGCTTCCGGGCAATGAAATAAATACGCTTGGCTTGGGCTGGGGGGCCGGTAACTGGGGTCGTGATGAGTGGGGTTTGGGGACTACTACTGGAGGTATAACTGACTTCCAACAAGACTGGTGGTTTGATAACTTTGACAATGACTTAGTTATGAACGTGCGTAACGGAGAAGGATACATTTGGGAGCGTGGTACAAACGCTGATCCTGCCCCTTCTCTTGCTACACGAGCAATACGTTTAGTTACTTACGCCACTAATGAAGGGTACACTGCTGCCTCTGTACCTATAGAAATTATGCAGCTTTTAGTTTCGCAGCAAGACAAACACCTTATTGCTTTTGGCGCAGTTCCTTTCGGCTCTACTAGCGCTTCTGACTTTGACCCGTTGCTTATTCGTTGGGCAGACCAAGACACTCCCGGAGACTGGACTCCATCTTCAACCAATACTGCGGGTGATTTGCGGCTTTCTCGTGGCTCGCGAATAGTTCGGGCACTGCCAACTAGACAGGAAATTTTAGTCTGGACCGACACACACCTCTACACAATGCAGTTTTTAGGCACGTTGGATGTGTTTGGTATCCAAGAGTATGCAGACAACATTTCTGTAATATCTCCAAGATCTATGACCACGGCTTCAAATATTACCTACTGGATGGGTAAAGATAAGTTCTACGCTTACACAGGTCGTGTTGAAACACTACCCTGCACACTAACTTCTCACGTGTTTGATAATTTTAACTTTACTCAAGCAGACCAAGTTATTTGCGGTAACAACGAAGAGTGGGATGAGGTTTGGTGGTTTTATCCAACTGAAAGTTCTGATTATAATGATGCGTATGTGGTTTATAACTACGTACAACAGATATGGTACTACGGCACTTTGCCTCGCACGGCATGGCTCGACAGCCCGCTACGCCAGTATCCGCAAGCAATGAATACTGTAGGTGGCACTACTACTGGGCATATGTTTAATCACGAATACGGTGTGGACGACGATGGTTCTGCTATGAACTCTTACATCCGCTCTAATGACTTTGACTTGGGAGACGGCGAACAGTTTATGCTTAGTCGGCGTATCATCCCTGACATTAGCTTCGGTGTGTCTAGCGCTACCTCGCCAGAAGTAACTTTAGAACTTAGACATCGCAACTTTCCCGGTAGTCCTTTAGATTCAGAGGAAGAAGATAATGCCCGCATAGTCAGAACAGCGGTAGGGCAGTATACAGATCAAGTGTTTATACGTGCTCGTGCAAGGCAGATGGCGCTAAAAGTAGTATCAGAAAACCTAGGCGTAGATTGGCGACTTGGTGCACCTCGTCTTGACGCTAGACCGGATGGACGACGCTAATGGCAATGAAGTTCTTCCGTGCTGCTAACTTACCTGCGCCCATGGCTAATTATAGTCAGGAGCAGTTTCGGCAGTTAGTGCGGTCGTTGGAACTATACTTCTCGCAGATGGACTCACAAACGCCAATAACGGCAGAATACTTCCAAGGGCACGGCGAGTATATTATAAATCCATGCGGTTTGTTCTACGACACTACTACGCAAACACTTGCCACTGCTGATACAGCCACGCCAGTTGAGTTCGGCACTACGTATATTAACCATGATATATCTATAGCAGGCGCAAATAACTCTCAGATCACTGTTGCTAAAGCCGGTATTTATAACTTCCAGTTTACGGCTACAATAGAAAGTACAAACTCCAGCGCTAAAGATGTCTATATATGGATTAACCGTAATGGTACGGATGTCGGGTATTCTGCTAGGCCCTATACTATTAGCGGCAGCGGTACAGAAAGAACGTTCAGTTTTAACTTTAATATAGATTTACAAGCTGAACAG